CACTGTGTCTTTCTCTGGCACTTGCTTCACTCCAAATGTGTAAAGTTTATCCAAACACATGCGGACTCCTTCAAAGAATTCATTCAATCCTTCCTGCATGGCTTTAAGCAGTATGGCTTCTTTGGCCAGTCTACTGTTGTCTGCTTCCAGTTTAGCAATAACGTCCTGTGGTTGGGTTCTCATATTATCTAGGCTTCAGTATGGTTTGTACGGATACTTCTTCCCAAGTATCAGGAAATGCTTTGGCCAAATCTGCCACTTTCAGCACAGTTCTCAAACTGATCTCTCTCAGTCTGCGCTGATGTTCTACCACAAATTCCACAATGCGATTTTCCACGTCTGCATCCAATTCATATTCTTTCAACATACCATCTTTCACAATCTGTCTAATTCTGAGTATCTTTTCTCTGATGGTATCTATGGTAAGGTCTATGTAGTGACTTCTGCTTTCTAGTGCCTCCAAATGATCTCTAAGTTTTTTGGATTTTACATTATCAAATTTAATATTGGTGATGAACACTGCAGAGCCTTTGAATTCAAAACTGCTGGGCACACCTTCTTCTCTCAATCTATATGCTTCTGTGTTCCAACAAATCTTTCTCACTCTCTTGCTGTCCAAAGCTGCTTTCAGTATGTTCAATGATAGGTCTTCCAACAGTATGCTGTCACAATCGTCAAACACCAACACATTGTCTCTCTCTTTGAAATGATACAGTTTGCAATACAGTCCCAAAGCACTCATAGCACCTTTCACCACTTCATACTTGGGTTTGGTGTCTCCCAGTGTGGCCAGTATGTCATGTTTTTGTAATACAGTTTCAACACCGAACGACTTGCCAACTCCAGGTGGTCCAGATACGATCATTGCTCGCACATCACCTCTTTTACAAGCCTTGGTCATTTCTGTGAGTATGTCGAATCTTCTTCTTAATCTATCTATGGTTTCTTGATCTGTTTCTTCTTTTGGTTGTTCTGGGGCTTTGTCTCTCAGCTGATTTTCATTGTCCACACTGATACGAATTTCATTAGTGGTGGCTCCTGGAAACTCCTTTAAGTCATCTACTTTTACTGTGACGAATCCACCATCTTTGTGTGGATATGGATGATAGGGTTTGACCATTTGGAATAGAGCGTTTTCAACTTTTTTATTTCTGTATGTGCCTTCTAAAACGTAAATGTGCCTTTTCATATTTTGCCTTTGTTAGTGTTTGCCTGTCTATGTATTATATATTCTCTGACTGCAAAAGTCAATCTAATAATACCATGTACTCTTTGGGATAGTATTGTCGGAACCAATCTAATCCTTTCATCACAGTGTTGTGATGTCCTAACATTTCTGCTCCCTTGATGCAGTCATACACTGCGGTGGCTTGTGGTGTCAACATTACACTGGCGCCTGAGTAAGGATTTTTTACTTCAACTGATTCTTTGTCCATCAGTGTGATAGGAAAAGGATTGGGTATAGTTTTTGTCATGTGTGCCTTCCTTGTTTGTTTATCATAGTATAGTTTCTTGTACCAAAAAAATCAATGGATATTTTCAGTGATATTCAACAAAAAGGTCTTATGTTTCAATGACTTGCACATCATACAAAAAGGCAGTCTTTGGAACTGCCCTTTTGTTCTAACTAACAGAAAGTAGCTATGAATTAGTCTACTTTAATTAAGCCTCTTGCGATGGCTTGATATCCTGCTCCGATTACTTTTCTAGGAGCTTTACCAGTTCTGTAAACTTTAGATCCAGTTTTGCTAGTGTTTAAAAACACTGGAAAACCTCTGAATCTAAGAGCTTGTACTACAGCACCTGGATTAGACGCACCAAATCTATTTTTGATAGCAGATGCAGTCAAAGCTTCACCACTTTCTAAAGCGGCTTGTACTCGGTCTTGGATTGATGTTGTTTTTCTCGTTCTCATCGAGTTAACTCCTTTGTTATTAGATATGTTTGAAAATCCAAACAATCTTGATAATATACTAGCAGATTTTCTGGATCTTGTCAACTTTTTTTTCATTAATCTTTCCTCCGAAATTATTCGCGTTTGGTTAAGATTTTATCTATTAATCCATACTGAAGTGACTCTTGAGCATTGAAATATTTGTCTCGCTCCATATCTCTGCTCAGTTCTTCAAAAGTTTTACCTTTAGAATTGTGATCCACATAGATTTGAGTGAGCTCCTTTTTCAATTTAAGGATTTCCTCAGCATGAATTTGTATGTCGGTGGCTTGTCCTTGTGCGCCACCTGATGGTTGATGAATCATGTGTCTAGCATGAGCCAGCATATACCTGTAGCCAGATGCACCTGCTTGTGCAAGAAGACTGCCCATAGAGCAGGCCTGTCCTATCACATAAGTGTACACTGGCGATTTTAAATACTGCATGGTGTCATAGATGGCCAATCCAGCTGTGACCAATCCACCTGGTGAATTGATATAAAAATGTATGGGTTTTTTGACGTCTTCACTCTCTAAAAATAATAATTGACTCACTATAAGACTGCTGCTGTTAGGAGTCACTTCTGTGTCCAACATCACCAATCGATCCTTCAGCAGTCTACTGTAAATGTCGTAGGATCTTTCTCCTCTGGCTTCCTGTTCTATTACTATGGGCACTAGATGTGGCATATTAAATTACTTGTGGTCCTTTGGTTGTGAATTCCATGTTGGCCATATTGCCCACATATTGATCATGTTTGGCGTCATAACGCATTTCCAATCTCACTGTTCTATTCAAACTGACACTTAAAAAATTTTTAGCATTAAAATTCAACACTTCTGCTGGGCGTGTTTGACCATTGTCTGTGCAGGTCAGATCACACACATCTTTATAATGAACTCTGTTAATCATGTGTGTATTTTACTGTCTTATTCCTCATCTGTCAATCTTAATTTTATGAAAAACAAATAGTACAAAAGATCAAAAATTAAATAATTATTAACCAATTCAATAAATTTTGGATCTCTATTCAGCAACAAATAAGGTCCCACATACATGACTATTAGCAACAACACCACATAGTGCAGCAGTCTTTCCCTAGGCACTGCATAGGTCAACCAATTCATGTGTTATAAATTGTTTTCTCTTAAACGTATTGTTCTGCGCATGTTGGCACGATTTTTTTTCTGTTCCTCTCTGCGCCTAGCACTGGGTTTTAAATAAAATTCTTTTTCCTTCATAGTTTGAAAAATGCCTTCACGTTTCATCTTTTTCTTCAGGATACGCATTGCCTTTTCCACATTGTTGTTTCTCACTTCAATTTTCATTCAGTCTTTAGTAGTTTATGTTAAATATTCTAAAATATAGCATTATTTGGTATGTAAGTCAACCTTAAGATAAGTATTGTATGTCCAAAAAGAGTTTAAGACAAATTAGACGTCAAGAATATAAGGCCGACAAAGAAATGTCTTATAAATCGTGGGCAAAGAGTAAATCTCAAGGAAAACACACAGAAGATACCACAGTGTTGCCAAAAGATGAAATAATCACCCTAGAACACCTGACTAATCCAAATATAGATAAATAAGGTTTATTATCTCGTCAAATTTAATCCAAACTTTTTAAATTTATTTCTAAATCTAAAGAAGTGTTTGTTGTGATTGGCATAAGGATCCATCAACACAGTCATCTGATACAAGTGAACCATTTCGTGAGCCATTGTTTCTAAAAAATCACGCCAAGTGTCAAAACGATGATGCATGTCTATCTGATAGCTGATAGTGGGATTACTGTAGGGTATTTTGCGTTGATTCCATTTGCCTTTGCGACCAAGCACTCTAGCGTCCCAACTGGCTGTGCATTGGCCCATGATCTCCTTGCGTCTAGCCACAGTCATTGAAGGTATTTTCAATGTGTTATTAAACACATGAGAATTCAGTATTTTAAACCAAGTGCGTGATTGATACAGAGTAGGTTTAAAGTTGCGAACTTGTGCATTGCGAGCAAGAGCCTGCTTGATGCGATCCACGTGTTTGAAATAACAACGTTTTTTCATGTGACATACTCCGTAGAAATTTATTTATGAAAATACTGCTCCTGTGTCCAAGACTGTGAAGCCAATCCACTGTGCTCTGCCCACTGCACAAATAAACCAAGTTCTTTGCCATGTGCTTCTATTTCCCAAGGGCGATCCCAATATGGAAATTGCTCTTGTTTAAATTTTCTTTTATTCCATTTGATCTGTTTTGTTCTATACATCTCTACCATTTGTCCTGTGGCATACTGTTTCACGTGCACCATTTCATGAGCTACACTCTCCATAATTCTTCTCAACGGCACTGTGCAGTCCACAGTCAATGTAAATTCTCTAGGTGAGTGGTTCCTATCATCAAAATCCATCTCTGCTAATAAACCATCCTCTTTGAGAAGTTTTTTACTGAATTCTACATCCACTATGAGTTTGTCTATCAATTTTCTTGACATCAATCTAGCAGCCGCAAATCTTATCAATCCTTCAGTGAGATCTTTTAATTGAGCGCTGCCGCCTTCAAATGTTATTATCATGCTTGAGTATCTGAGCATTAGCCACATCTCTTGCTAGAGCTTGTAGATCTTCTATTTCAAATTTTATTTGTTCACTGCTTAAAGAACCAGGAGTGTCGTTGATCAACCTGGATATGTAAAGCGATTTTTCATACAATACTGCTGTTTTGTCCAGTATTTTATTGTATTGGTCTTTCATCATATGATAATAACACAAAATATGTTTGAAGTCAAACTATCTTATTTTCGGAAACAGTGCATCTGTGCAGAACAATTCCACATCTTGTTCATTCAAACCAAGACTTTTCATTACCCTTGGAGTGTGCGGATTTTGTTGCTGATTATGGCAATAATAGTTTTGAGCTGTAATTGTATCTTCGATTTTGGCAGTGTGATCATATTGTCCAATGCTGTCAAAATACACCTGTAGATTGTTGGTGGCCAGTTTCACTATGGCCTGTGCTTCTTCATTAGTTTTCACATTGCCTGCGGCTATCATGGCAGAGCTAAAAATGTTGCGGGCCCATTCCGGCAGTGTTCTAGCCTTGCTGGGCACATATTCACTGACTGCGTGTTTGTACCAGTCAATCATTGGATGATTTTCACCTCCTGAACTGCGACTGAAATCGTGAAAAGCACCAGTCATTTTATTTTCACCTGCTATCACATCAAATCCAAATATGGGACCATTGTTGTGCAGATGTGGAAACACACACACGTGCATCATCCAAAGTGCTTTGCTCTCTCTGGCATCTACCACATCTATGTGACAGCGTCTGCAATTTTCAGTTTGCCACACACGATTAATCCAACCATTCTGTGGTTGATTGAATCTGCTCATGCCGGGCTCTTCGATTTCTTTGCCTCTTTTGTTGAATTCATTGATAATGTTGTTCTGACAATCAATCAGCAACTCCCATATGAAACTCATTCTACTGACAATCCTTTCAGTTCACGCACTCTGTCTTGTAATGTGTCGATGGTGGTGTATATGTGACCAGTGTCATGTTCCTGCAGTAAAGTTTTGAGATGTGCTATTTCATCTTCCAACACTTTTACTTTGATCAAATTGCCAGGAAAATCTTTAAACTTTTTAGATCGTTTCTTCATTCAACATCTCTCTAAACAATTTTGTGGCAAACTCAAAACATTTCTTGGCTTCTTCCTGCATGTCATCGTTGATTCTGGATCGTATTACAGCTTTGGCATAATCAATGTTTTCAAAATCAAACATGTGTCCAGAACCTGGCACTTTTTTGCGTATCATTTGACCACCACTCAAATCACCCATGTGTCTCACATATACATGAGCCATCAGTGCCTGTTTGTCGTCTTTGATAGTTTTTAAATGTTGTATGTATTCTTTGATGCTGTCTTTCACATCAGGCAGTGTGTCATCTTTCCAAAGCTCTTTGAAATCTTCATAAATTTTAGGAGCTCTTCTCACATCTGGCATGTCATTGAATATGCCATGTGCCATGGCCATTGCTTCTAATAGGTCATATGCTTGATGTTGATTGAAAAGAAATGTGGCGTAAAGTTTGGGATCGATTTTACCGGAGAACATAACCTTGACGAATTTTTGACGTTCAGCATTTTTGTGATGCTCCCAGGTTAAGTCCTTTAGGCTCATTTTATTCCATTCTTACTTGTAAGGGATATCCTCTACTGCGACTTTCTTCCACAGCTTCTTTGGTTTTTTGTTCAGCAATTTCATAGCTGTATTCACCCACAATGCCTGATCCTTCAGTGTGTATTTTTAAGGTGATTTCTTTGGCAGTTTCTGCGGAGTGTTTGAAAATTTGTATTAATAATTGTACCACAAAGTCAACCGGAGTGACTTCGTCATTCAGCATGATTACTTTGACCATGTCTGGCTCAGTGACTATCTGTTCTACTTTTTCATCTAGTATAACGTTTGTCTTTGTGCTCATATGTGTATTTATGTGGAGTGTGTTGCCACACTCCACGCCTGATATTATAGTATATCGATGGTTCTGAGTTTTTTAGCCTCAGGTACTATCTTTTCCAGTGATATAGTTAAGAGACCATCCTTTAGCTCTGCGCTTTTGATTTCAATGTCATCAGCGATTGCAAATGATCTTTCAAAATATCTGCTGGCGATGCCCTTGTGCAGTATCTCACCATTGGAGTCTTTTGATTGTGTTTTTTCCATTTTCTTGGATTTCACAGTCAATTGACCTTCTTCCACAGTCACTTCAATGTCCTTCTTGTTGTAACCTGCAAGTGCCAATTCAATATTGAACTGATTTTTACCAGTCTTAACAATATTGTATGGTGGATAGTTCACAGTAGGAATTTCAAAATCCTGATCGAACATTCTTTCAAAATGATCGAAGAAATTGTCAAAGCCCACTGAAACGGGTCTTAGTTGGTTGAAGATAGTTAGTGCTCTATTGTTCATGTTTTTCTCCTTTTGTTTTAGCGAGTTGCTGTGCAATGCCTATAAAGCTCATTACACAGTGTCACAATCAAGTGACTATGTTAATATAATGCATCAGACTGCTTTTGTCAAGAGTTTTTGGTAAAATTGCTGTGAGAATTCTGCAGTATTTCTGTGTTGAAACTCATGGAAATTCTAGGCTTATCACTTTGATTGACCTGCACAAAATGTTTCAGCCAACTGGGAAATATCAACAGCAGTCCTGTTTGTGCTTGGTATGTGGCTTTGGTGCTGGTGAATTGATTGTATCTGTTTAGGTTTTCTGGTATGTAATACTGTGCATCATCATCACGATAGAATTCAATTGCACCCATGTTGTTATCAGGTATATCCACATAATACACTCCGCTCAATATGCTGTGCTGATGATTGTGCACCGTATTGTAGTTGCCTTTCACATTCACATTGAACCAGTAATTGCATATTTTAATTGCTGGCAGTCCGGCCTGTTTGGAAGCATCCAACACTTGATTATTCAACATCAATAACATGTGGGCCACTGTATCTGGTATAGCAGAATTAACAAGAAAATCTTCGCTCTGCCAACCTCCTTGATTGCTGCTGTGTTTGCCTTGATTGCGTGTTTGTTCCGCCAGCACAAAATCTTTCACAGCCAAATTATCTATGTTGGTCAGTGTGTCTTTCCATACAATTTGTGGAAACCAAAGATCAGCTTTGAGAGTCATGTTACTTTTTCTTAATCAGTTCAAACATGGGTTCACAATCAAAAATCCTATTTTTATTCAGCAACACATAAGGATCATTCACATCTGCAGTGAAATAATAGGTATGATTCAATGACAACAAATAGCCCAGCAACCATCTATCTTCTTTCATTCTATCTGCATTCAGCAGTATGCCATCCACTAGATTGGCCACCTGTATCAGCCAATCAGTTTTGATGTCAGCGGATTCATACAGATATAGATTGATATCATGATCCATTTGAATCACGTGTTTGTTGAAGTCTGTTTTGATTTGATCGTCAGGATACACCATCAATATTTTGTAATTGTTATTCAGCAGTAGATCAGGTGCTGTGATAATGTGTATTTGAGTCATTATGTATTAATTAGTGTGTTATTTTTGAATCTTTTGCCATAATGAGTCTTGACTCTGTTCCTCATTCTGCACATATTTGGATGCTATTTGGTTAGTTTGCGCACCTGTGTTTGATCCTCTTTTACTATGTAAGCCTTTTTTTTTTGATCTTCCTCCAAGGCCTGTTCTGCAGATTCTATCATCTGATTCCATTGTTCAATGGGCATGGGTGGAATATCTGTGTTTTCTGTCTCCCATGGCAGTTTGTTTGTTCTGCCGCTGACATAATTAAATCTTAATTTTTTAATGGTGTTCACAGGATTGGTTTGTTCACTTTTCCATTTATGCACAGCTTCCTTTTGATTTTTAAAATATTCCAAACGTGTTTTTAATTCTTCATTGTTGATCAATAACACTTCACCTTCGTCATTGTCTATTTGAGTTTCAGTGGGTTCCACTGTCACTTCCTGCACAGGCACAGCGGCTTTGTAGTTAGGAAACAACTCGCTGAATCTCAAACTCTTTGCAGTTTCTTGCACAGGGGCAGGTGGCACTGGGTCTGATAATGTGCTGTTATTACTATCAGTCAAGTCTTTTTTTTTGAAACTAAATCCTTTTAATTTGGTAACTAATGAACTCACTGGCTTGGTGCCGCTGTCAGGTTGTTTAGGTAACTCTTTGGGTATGCTGGCAGCGGGAGGTGCTCCTCTATCAGCAAAATGCTGACGAAAACTCTGTTGTGCTGCAATCAACAACAGCACTGCTAATGGGTCAAACACAAAGATTATCAACACAATCACCCATCGCACTGCTATGTCTGTGTTCACTTTGTCCACTAGGCCCAAGTCCACAAATAATTCCCCAATGTATTTGATGGGGCCTATCTCCGCGTCTATCTTGACCTGAGCGGTTTGCAGTGGTGCCCGCTGATTGATCAGCTGCTGTATCCTCTGCTGGCTGCGTGATATCTGTGCTTCTGCCTGAGCGTTGTTGCCCTGGTTGCTGGTGGTCAGTTGACGTATCTCCCTGTCTATGGCATCTCGCTCTTCCTTCTGTTTGTTCTTTAATTCTATACCCTTGGCCACTTTGTCGTTAAAGAATGTGCTGGTTGAACCTTGTGATGTGTAGGCCTCAACTTCTCGGTCCAGCTGCTTGATCTTGTCGCGCAACTGTGCTATCCGCTCACCGGATCCACCGCCCGAGCCGGAGTTTCGCTTGATGATCTCCTGCTGGCGTTCGATCACGTCCTGCTCGCTTTTGATCTGACTGTTGATTATGGCAATTTGTTGAGTGTTGTTGCTGGATGTGGCTCCTTGAGTCAAATGTGATTTGGATAAAAATCCAAAGATACCCATGCTGGTGATCACCATCAGTATGAAAACAGAAATGCTGAGATAGGTTTTCATAAAATTGCTGGCCACCTGCCAATTACGATACAACCAACTGGCAGCCACCAGTTTGGCAATTTCTAATGTGCCTCCCATGAACAGTATGGGCACTACAGCTCCGGTGAATATGGCCACCAAACCCACCACACTGAAATAGATGGCAGCCGCACTGAGTGCAAATGCAGTGAACAATGTAATCAAGCCCATGTACATGATAATCTATCCTTATAGGATATATTTATCTTGTGCTGTGCGTTATTTTGTAAAAATCCAGCTCTGTGTGGTGTTGCTTAAACAGGCAGTTTCACTAAAACTGCGTTGTTTACCTTTATATATGATCTGACTTAGAATTACTCTGCAATAACCACTGCCTGTGGGATAACTGCTGACCACCTTCACATGACCCTGTGTGTTGTTTTTGCTGTTGTACCAACTGGTAACCACATCGTGATCTAAATTATTCAATGCAAAAAATATTGTCTCTCTCTGCGTAAGTTTATCCTCTTCAGGCAACATATAATAGTGGAATCTTAGAAAATTCGTGATCACACTGGGGGTACTCAATTCACTATTGTACACAGTCTCTACTGAACTGTGAGATGATCTAGGTTCTACAGGAACCTGCACTGTGGGAGCCGTGGCGCAATGGCCCAGTAGTAAAAGACTACTTGCGATCGCGAACGATTTCCCAACTGCCATCAAATTTTTGACACACATAACCTTTTTTGTTTACCCAATTATCTGCCAGTTTAATTTCATACCAAAACTCTCTACAGCTCTTGGCAATGCCACTGTATTCTAAAAAGTCTTTGCGACCATCATCGCACACCATTTTTTCCACGGTGTCTTCGCTGATGATGTTGCCCTGTGGATCTTTCACAATCACTGTTTCTGTTTTGAGATTACAGTATTGATTGCTCCAAGGTCCACCCCCTAATGCTAACCCACTCCATAGGAGTGCTGCAGTTAGAACGGTGGCTGCTATAAGATAATCAAATCTAGGCACTGCTTACCTCGATTTTTCTAATAACTTATCTGAGGACTTTTCTAAATTGTTAGATTTAAAATTAAACAATTTATTTTGTTTGTCCTGTTCGTACTTCTTCAAAATAGCATCCACGTCTGACTTGGTGATTTTTATCAGCACAAAACTTCTGTAATTTGTAAGTTCTGGATTGTACACAGTCAACTTCTTGTCCACTGCATATGTTCTAAGAGCTGTGCTTTCTATCACGTTCACAATCAACTCCTGTGCTTCTACCTTGCCAATAGTTCTTTCTGCATTGCCAGTTTCATCCAGCTTGTAGGAAGTTCTATTGTTCATTTCACCCACCACACGGTCTACTACTTTGGCTTTGGCCTTGATCAGTGCTTTTTTGTATGACATTTCCATGTCTGGCGACACGTCACTGCCCACTGCATAGAACATACCTTCTTTGTTCCAAAACCAGCCTTCTGATCCTGTGTCTGCGTGTTGTAAGTACCACGCCGGCACTTGTTTTTCTGCTGTGTTTTCTGTTGGAATACCTACCATTCTGTTTGCACAGTTGGTCAATAGTGCCAAAGAAACAACAGCGGCCATTGTTAAGCCTTTCATTGAGCCTCCTTTGATGTTGTATGACTTTTCTATCATAACACGAGTATAAGTTCTGTGTGTGCAATAGTCAATCAAAAACTACAAAAAATAATCCGCATATACATTAGCATTTTGTGATATGGTTAACCAAAACTGAGCTGTTAATTAATAAAGTAAGCACTATTGAAAAAATTCTACAATTCTAAATATATGGATGAAAAAGAAATTGCAAGCCAAAGCACTGTGGAAAAGTGTGCGTAAAAATGCACCCAGAGTGCCTGATATCACTTGCCCTGCTATAGATGAAGTGATTAGGCGTTTGGATCAACTCAGCAGCACCACACAACGATTGACTGCCGCACAGTGTCGCACACTGACAAAACATCTGGAAAAATTACGCAGGCAAAATGAACGACTGCGTAGTTGTGGACACTACTGGCATGATGCTTGTAAATCACTGCTGGAAAAGATATTCAATAAACCTCTGCAATAACTGCTAATTTAACTTCCAAAATACATAAATACAACTATGCTAGAAAATCAAACAAAAACCACTACATTTGAAATGCAGTCTGAATCTCCCGAAGGCTCTAAAAAAGAAGACTGGATGCAGAAAAGATGGCGACCCATGATGGGATGGGTCTACATGATCACCTGCACTACAGATTTCATACTGTTTCCCATCATGTGGGCAGCATTTCAAGCATCTTTAGGAAATCCTGTCACAGCATGGGAACCACTCACACTCAAAGGCGCAGGATTGTACCATGTGGCCATGGGTGCTGTGTTGGGACTCACTGCATTTGGTCGCACTCAAGAAAAACTGCAAGCCAACAGTGTAGCGACGATGCCCATGACCAGCAGTGTGCCTGTGCATAGACCACTAGCCAAGCAGGACACACCAGCGCTGTAGCATAGCAGTGTTGCAAAAAACAATAAGCTGACATAAAACTTTAACCAACAACTTATTAAATATATTGTATGAAATTTTTTTTAATTGTAACCATTTGTTTGTTTAACGAATGTGAAAACTTTCAAATAATCAAGACTTTTGACACCAAAATGGACTGTAGGACATACAGTGTCGAAGTGGTGGAAAAAATACAAAATGAACTGCCAGACAGTTCAGGGCGCACTTGGTGTGTGAATGAGCTTGAATTGAAAGCAATTAAAGAGAACTTGAATCTCAAAGACAAATCGTTTGAAGATATAACTATTTAATTTTTTTAATTTTGTATCTGTAAACAATCCAAGCAATTAAAATTCCCAAACCAAACAATAGTATCGCTTGTAGGATTGCAACCATTTAGTTGCGACGCATTTTAGATATTTCAATAGCGGATTCTTCATCCCACACAGGCACGAGATTGCTTTTGTGCATCAAACCAATACCTATCAATTTGCGTTCACCGCTGTAATGCTGTTCAGGTTTGCGTTTTGTTTCACCTGTGATGCGATCTGATGTGGGAGGCATCTTTTTCTTTGTGCTGTAATCCGGCATTTCCTGACCATAGCCTTTGGGTATTTTTATGTTGTCCAGTCCTTGACTTTTCAGCCATGCCTTGTGCTCGCGTCTTGCTTGAGCCAGTTTTTTAGTGCGAGCTAATCTATGTTTAATTCTTTTGGCAATGTGTGTCATAATGTAGCCCATATCCTCTATTATAGTGTCTGTTAATATTTTTGTCAAGGCTCAAAAAAGCATAAATACTACTACAAAAAAACAACAAAGGATATATTATGTTTACAGTAATTATCACTTTAATCATAGGTATTGCTCTTGGCTACTTTGGCAAAGACCTTATCAATGGTTTAATTTCAAAAATCAAGAAATAATGTACACTTGGCCTAAACAAAAGCAAGTGCTGTTGTTGAAAAAAGATTGGATCATCAATCCCAAACCACTTGTGTTAAAAAAGAAACTCAAAGGGCCCACAAATTAAACTGTTGGTCCTTTGGGCTACTTCTTCGCCACAGGCATATACTGTGTTAGATTGTCTTTGATCACATCTTTGATCTGTTGACGATAATAGGGATTCTGTGCCCATTTGTCCAATTCATCCACAATTTTAAAAACGTCTGGATTGACTTTTCTCATTTGAGCATTGCGTTCGAATCTAAATTTTTTATGCACATCTTTGTGATTCAGTATGTCAATCATGTCACGCACACTGGCACATTTGGTTTTGTATTTTTTTACTCCCCATTTGGCATCCAATTTCAAATAGGGCTTCATTTGAGGTTCGTTCAAATCCCAAGTTCGCACTCCAAACAGATTGTTGCCTTCCAAAGCAAACCTACTGCTGCCGTTGTCTGATTCTATCATCGCCATGGCAATAATGATGGCTTTGGGTATGTGTTGATCTCGATGCATGTCAAAATACACATAATCTATACAGCGATCCACAGATTGAATGAATGTGGTTTGATTGTAATAGTTGAAAGAGGGTTCAGCCAGTCCTAGACTGCGAGCGGTTTTGCGTAGATCCTCCAAAGGACCAGAGATAATGCTGTTTTGAGTCTTTGTGTTGGGATAGAATGTGCCCAACAAATATCCTATAATTACCAACAGTGATACTGCCCAGAACTGTTTTCTACTTTTGAACCATCGCCAAAATTTGTATGACCAAATTGTGACTTTTGTTTTCCAAGTCATTCTGTCATGATATGTGATTTTTTATTTTTTGTCAACTCTAGACTGTACCTTATTTCTGTGTGCATAAAATTGGTTCCATTCTTTGTGATCCAAAACCCAAGCTCTGTGGTGAAAATCGTCTATGTTTTTCATTACCAAATCTTTGGCCAACCGATGTGCTGTGTCAAAATCCATGGGTCCATAATGTTTCAATGTGTTTTGCCATATGCTTTGATAATTGTTGGGATCTTGATGACGCCCTTCTATCACATAATGCTTCATATGAAATATTTATGGATTTTTTTTGAGTGGGAGTTGCCTCCCACCCAGATTGTGTTCTGTTCCCAAGCACAATCACACTCGGAGTTAGCAGGCTTTTAGGCTGCCAATAATTCTGATCTAACCAATAGGTTAGAAGGAATTTTTAACTCTGCAACAAAAGGCGTTTTGCCATTTGTAAGTTGGACTGATTGACGGTCATGCCTCACCGACGAACTCCTTGAGTCTTTAGATTGCTGTCGAATCTTTTCACCCCCGTGTAGCACATCAGGTGTGTTACTCGCGAGTGAATTTGGTGGAGGTGCGGGCATCGAGCCCGGTCCAGACAATTTATTCCACTCCTATCAACGCTCGTATGATTATTTAAGCATTATTTTTTGTGTTTGTCAACCTTTAAAGTGTCATTCATGGCTAGGGCGCAGCATGAAGTTGTATGTGTGATTGTGCTAGATGATTCTTAGGTTGCCCGCAGCCTGTCTGCCCCTACTTTCAATCAATTCGTAGGACACTGATTGTCCTTCTTCTAGACTGGAAATTTGAGCACTCTTTAATGCTGTGGCGTGAACGAACACGTCTTTGCTGCCGTCTTCTGGCACTATGAAACCATAGCCTTTAGCAGCATTATACCACTTGATTTTACCGGTTAACATTTATACTTTTACTTATTATTTGTTTAGAGTGTTATTTAGTCAGAATAGGTGAGATATAAGTGAAACTGTGGTCAATCAGCACGGATATGCTCCGTGCTGATCAGTAAAATTTAATTTTTACTTAATGAGTTCTTTTTTTCTTGGATTTCTTTTCTTCTTAATTTAGAAGATTTTGAAAGAATCCCTAGAGCTTTTCGCGCTCTTGCAGCCGCAGCTTTTACACCTTTGGTTTCAAAGGATTCATTCTCCAGCTTGTAAGATTCAAACGCTTGCACTATTTCTTCATGTGTAGGCATTATTGTTTTCTCCTTGTTGTTAATGATATCATAACGAATCGAACTGTGTTCAATTCTTTTTAATTATATCACTTGTTCAATCACAAATCAATAGTCAATGTTACCAATTTAATTGGGGTACATGCTGATGTATTGGTAAATTTCTTTCCAATTCTCACATCTTTTGACATCTTGGTGTTTGAAATCTTTGTTGTGTGGGTGCGAAAACAAAATACTCACCATGCCTTGCTGCACACCTGCCAAAGCATTTTTAGGTTTGTCTTCTATCCAAAAACTGCCTTTGGGCATCTGTGACAGTATTTCGTCCTTCTCGCTGCCAGTGTCTAAAAATATCACATTCCTAAACACATTGCCAAACTTGTCCTGTAGATTGTCCTGTCGTGCTTTGTGAGCCATAGGCTCCAGTGTAAGACTGGTGATCAATCTCATCTCATAGCCGTCATCATGTAACTTTTTCACATAAGTGCTGGCGCCATCAATGGGATCCAGATAACGAATGCCGGCACTTTCGTTGAATATTTGAATCAATAATTTTGCTTGTGCTTTTTCAATGTTGTAGTGTTGTTCAATGTCATAGCTGTTTTCTTTGACTTTTTGAAATCCTTGACGCAGCATCCACTGATCAAAAGCCTGTTCCCAAAGCAGCAGCACACCATCCACGTCACACAATATCATTCTTTTGTTCATTACAATGTCAATCCTGTGGTGCTTTGTATGTAGCTGGACGCTATGTCCTTGCTGGCCTTATCCACTGTGAGCAAATGTTTTATCTGTAGATATATTTCCAGTCCAGAGCCTGTGATGACCCAAGGAATCATTCCTATGCCGCTGCCTGAATTCACAAGGCACATGGGTTTGCGCATGCGTATTTCATGTTCGGTGATTTCAACGATTCTGCCTATCAGTTCCTCTTTGGATACCAATTTTACAGAATACACATCAGTTTCTGTGATGTCCTGCAGCATTTTTAACATATTATCGACCCCCTTCGTCAAAATATTTTTTCAGTTGATCATAACCACCTATAAGTTTGCCTCGCAGGATGATCTGTGGCACAGTTTTAGCAGAAGGAATCGCCTCCAATAATTGTTCTCTTGTGTAGCCTTGACCTATTATTTTTTCTTCAAATACTATTTCCTTTTTGATCAGCAATTTTTTTGCCATATCGCAGTATGGGCAAGTGATCTTACTCCATACAATGTTGGAATTATTCATGAGTATATTTAAACATATTAATGGTCGGAGTGGCTGGATTCGAACCAGCGACCTCCTGGACCCCATCCAGGCGCCCTACCAGGCTGGGCCACACCCCGAAGTTGGAGCGGGTGAAGGGAATTGAACCCACGACCTAATCGTTGGCAACGATTCGCTCTACCACTGAGCTACACCCGCAGTTCGATTTAATTATAATGTGTTGTGCTGTGATTGTCAAACGGTTTTTGGATTACAGTTTGAATTTTTTGAAGTCGTCCTTTTTGACATCCTGTTTGATACCACCTACTATGTAGGATTCTACTTCCGTTTCCTGTGGAGCCACCTGCATGCCTTTTGAACTCAACCAATGTTGAGTCCAAGGTAGAGGATTGTTTGTGGCTGAAGTCTCAAATTCAGAATCAAAACCCAAAGCCCTCAATCTTTTATTGGCAATGTGTTCCACATATTGTCCCAATAGTCTATCATTGAGTCCAATGATACTACCGTCTTTGAATAAATGTTTGGCCCATGCTTTTTCTTCTTCCACGCATTTTTTAAACATTTCTATCACAGTTTTGTCTTCCTGTTTGATAATTTTTAAAATATCTTTGTCGTCACCTTTTTGCCATGCCTTGATCACATGGGTGGTCAAATTCAAATGAGTGGCTTCATCACGTGCTATCAGTGAAAGTATCTTAGCAGATCCTTCCATCAGTTTTAATTCTCCAAAAGCAAAAGTACACGCAAAGGACACATAGAATCTTAATCCTTCCAATAGATTCACATTCACCATGGCCAAATACAGTTGTCTTTTTAGTTCTTCCGCACTGCCTTTGTTGTTCACAGTGAATTGCAATGCTAGTTCACCAAACTTGTCATAGTTTTCAGTGACTGACACTGCTCGTTTCAATATCTCCTTGTCATTGAGTATGGTATCGAAAACTTCTGATGGATCAGCATACACATTCTTCATGATGTGTGTGTAGGCTCTGGAGTGTATGGTTTCGAAAAAATCCCAAGTCACTATGCAGCCTTCCAATTCTGGACTTGAACAGTAAGGTAAAAAATTCAGACTGGGTCCACGACCTTGCACAGAATCCAACAATGTTTGATATTTTAAATTTGAAGTAAAAATATGTTTTTGTTCTGGTCGAAAATTTGCATAGTCTGATCTATCTTTTTGTAAACTGACTTCTTCTGGTCTCCAAAAATAACCCAACATGGTTTGATTAAGTTTGTCAAATTGCGGATATTTAAACACATCATATCTCTGCACAGATTGATCTTCACCAAAGAACATGGGTTCTTTACTCCAATCTACTTCGTTCCTATTGAATACTGTTTTCATAATTAAATATTATATTGTGCAGGCTTCACACTCTGTGTCACTGCCGCTTTTTACTTTAACATCTAAGCCGTTCAATGTCAAGTCTTCCGATTCTTCATTGTTATCATTAATTGGTAAACCGGAAGGTTGTACATCTACTTCTTCACCTTTAAAATCATAAGTGTTTTGATAATAAGATGTTTTCCAACCATATTTATACGCATTCAACATATCAGTGGCCATCACACTCAGTGGCACTTCGTTGTTTTCATAGTTGAGAGGATTATAACTCCAGTTGCCGGATATGGCCTGATCAAAGTATTTCTGCATCACTGACACTATCTTGATATAACCATCATTGTTGGGCATGTCCCACAGCATGGTATATGAATTTTTCAGTTTGGGAAATCCAGCGACCACTTGTTTCAACGGTCCTTTTTTACTTTTCTTAATGCTCAGCAGTGCTCTGGGTGGTTCTATACCGTTGGTGGCATTGCTGACCACTGAAGAACTTTCACTTGGCATCTGTGCGCTCAGTGTGCTGTGTCTCAATCCATACTTGCCAATGTCGCGTCTCAACTGTTCCCAATTCATTCTCTGTTTGGCAGGCACAATTTCATCCACTTCACGTTTGTAATGATCTATGGGCAACAGTCCTTCTGCATATTTGGTGCGATGATATCCATCACAGGCTCCACGCTCTTGTGCCAAATTATTGCTGGCTTTGAGCAGATAGAATTGAAATGCTTCTGTGAGTTTGTCCACGGCCTCCCAGGCTGCTTTATGATGATATTTCACATCTAATTTGGCCAGATAGTGTGCCAAACCAATATATCCTATGCCCAAACTGCGTCTCATCTTGGTGCTGATCTCTGCTGCTTTGACAGGATACTGTTGATAATCTATGATTTCTTCCAAAGCTCTCACGCTGAGATCACACAAATTTTCCAATTCACTGATTTCATTCAGCACACCCACGTTGATGGCACTCAGTATGCACAGTGCAATTTCACCCTCTGTGTCGTCTATGTGTTGAATGGGTTTAGTGGGTAATGTGATTTCTTGGCACAAATTACTCATGTTCACTTTGTCTTTGAAGGATGAATGTGTATTCACGTGATCTATGTTCATGATGTATATGCGTCCTGTTTCTGCTCTTTCCTTCAGTAAATCAAAAAATAATTCCTGTGCACCAATGGTTTTCTTTAATATTTTTTTATCTGCTTCATACTTTAGATACATTGCATCAAACTGATCTGTGCCAAATGCGTCATACAGTCCAGGCACTTCATGTGGTGAAAACAGTGTGATATCTTCATCGTTGATAAATCTTTCATAGAACAATTTGCTGATCTGTATGCTGTAGTCCATTCTTCTCACACGATTGTCATCTGTGCCTTTGTTGTTCTTCAGCACCAATATGTCCTGTATCTCCGAATGCCAGATGGGGAAATGCACAGTGGCATTGCCGCCTCTCACTCCATTCTGTGTGCAGCATCTCACAGTGCTTTCGAATTTTTTAAGGAATGGAATCACTCCTGTGTGTTGTACCTCACCACCTCTTATTTTTGAGTTGATGCCCCTGATCCTGCCAGCATTGATGCCAATGCCCGCGCGCCTCGCCACATAGAGACCAATAGCCATGTCGCTGCTGAAAATGCTAGGGAGAGTGTCATCGCTGTCAACAAGCACACAACTAGCAAACTGACGGATAGGAGTTCTAACGCCCGCCATGACAGGCGTTGGAATGTTAATCTTATGTGTTGAGATAGCGTCATAATATTTTTTAACATATTTCATTCTTTCTTTTTCTGGATAGTTCATAAACAAAGTGGCTGCGATCATCATGTACATATCTTGTGGTGTTTCATACAACTGGCCCGAGCTCCTGTCCTGCACCAGATATTTGTCCACAATCTGTCTTAATCCTGCGTAGGTAAAGTCTAAGTCTCTGTCTCTGCGTATCCACGTGTTGAGTTTTTTGATTTCAGTTTTGTTGTATTTGTCTAAAATTGCTTTGTCATACACACCATGTCTCACATTTCTGATGATCAGTTTTGCAAGATGCAGATACTCATAATCTCCATGTGCTTGTTTGCGTAGATCATACAACAAAAGTCTTGCAGCCGCGTATTGATAATTAGGATTTTCTAAAGTGATAAGATCATTTGCACTTCTAATCAAAACATTCTGTATGTCTCTAGTGCTGATGCCATCATAAAATTGTATGTTGGCATTCATTTCTATTTGAGATGCTGATACTCCCGTCAATCCTTCACAAGCCTCCTCCACAACAAAATGCATCTTGTTGATATCAAGTGGTTCCAATGCGCCTGTGCGTTTTTTAACTTTGATTGTGGATGAATTCATTATGATTAGTAAGTAATTAAAAGTATATTTATCTTTTTTAAAGTTTAGTGTGATTATAAGTAGAAATATAATTTTTGTCAAACTCTTTTTTTGTGTAAATGGTGGAGTTTTCCACAACACAGAATTGGTTTTCTACGCACATAATATAAAATGTTTTTGAATTTTGTTCACATTGTATCAATTCAAAACTTTTTTCACTGAAATTTTCTGTTAATTTGAGTGTGTGCCACATGTGAATCAATCTGTCCACTTCATTGTACTCATTTTTTTGAATCTGCAACCACGGTTGTATCCAACTGTTGCGATCAAAAAAGTTTGTTTTGGTGTATGTGAGTGGACATTGTTTGTAAATGTGCATGAGATCCTGCAGAGGTTGCACACTCACCTGCAGTTGATCACGCAGATGTCGCCAATAGTGCAGTCGTTGATAATAATCTCCGTGAAACAGTAGTGGTTTATGATTTGACCTGGATCTGGAAGAGTATGGTGGCTGTGTCATTTAGTGTGATGTCTTTAACTTTTACTAATAAAGTCTCCAAGTTTGCATCACCATTGATGTCTGTCAGTTGGGCTTGAAAGTCCAAATTGGTAGCATACACCACATCGCCCACATAATCATATGTGTCAGTTAAACTGGTGGTGTTGTTGTTTTTGTTCACGGCAATGTCCAATGTGCCTTTTCTCACTGCATTCACAAATGTGCTCTTGAAGAGATAGTTTATGATGTAGGTCTTGGTCACATTGGCTGGCAATCTAAATGAAGTCACAAAACCTACTGTGTAACCCACATTCACTTCAAAACTGTATGTGGTGGTGTTGTCCACAAATCCTTCTATTTCAGGCACATAAGGTGTGCTCGCTAGGAAACTAGATTCAGTGGCTAATTTTTTGGTGCGATCGAAATAATCGTTGAAAGATGAATTTTGTAAAGTTTCAAATTTAATGCAACTGTATGTGGCATTAGATTCTGTACCACCGTCATTGCCCACGCTGATAAAAGTGTTCAGTTCACTGTTGTTGCTTGTGCCTTTGCGTACCCAAATTCCATTGCGATTGATATCCGAAAATTCACATTGTAAAAAACTGTTGTTGATTGGTCCAGAAGCCTGACCTGGAGCACCTATGGTGGTATTTTCTCCAAACACTACTCCATAACGACAGTTGGCTATCACACAATTTGTGAAATGATTTTCTATAACATCAAAGTCTGAATGCACTGCTTGATCAAATCCATTTATTTTTATGCTGCGAAAACTGTTATTACCGCAGGTTACTAAAGTGCTGAGGGCATCCATCTTGATGGCAAAATTATCTACAAAACTGGCACTGTATGTCCAATCTCCTAAAATTTTAATATCTTCAAAACTACTGTCTGCACAGGAATAAAGATAGATGCCACAGTTGTCACCGTTGGTGGTCAGTGTCATGCCTTTCAAATGAATGTGTCTTGCTTGATTAAGAGTGGTTGTGGCAGCATCATTACCAGGAATGCCAGGAGTGCTGAGACCGTTCACAGTTTTAAAAATATCTGCATTGGCAGTCTGCACAAAGATTGTTTTGTCACTGCCATCACCTATCAGTGTGGTAAAGGGTGGCAGTTTGATTGAATTACTGATACGATATGTGCCGGCTGGTATGGTCAGATACACTCTGCTGCTGGCATTGCCCACTGTGCCTGGATTAATAAAAAGTTGATCTATGGCTCTCTGCAGTTCAACTGTGTCATCTGCTATGCCATCACCTGCCACGCCAAAAGCCTTCACACTCACATAGTCATCCAATCTTGCTTTCAAGGTACGCTGTATGGGTGTGCCTGAAGTGGCACCAGTTTGCACTAGATTTTCATTGCCATAGATGTATTCGCTGCTGAGTTCAAACAGATTATCATGTTCTGTGAGTATTTTTGTGTTGCCCACAGCAGGTGCGCCTTCTGACACAGAACCGTTGCCTATGAACAATGCTTGAGTGTCCACAGCCCATCCAAACTCACCGCCTGCCAATTGTGGCACGCCTGAGCCGGCACCGGCTTGACCTCTTCTTACCTGTATTCTTGAAATGGATACAATGGCCACTTTAAACTCCTTGTTATAACAAGTGTATTTATCGTGATGATATCAATTAATTTTGCTTGTTGTAGTAGTGTTCTACCCTGCGCCACCAACTGTCTGCATATTTTCTGTAGCTGACTGAATCTATTTCAAACTGTTTAAATTGCATGTCCCTGCTGCACATGAAAATGTAGCCATGTTGTATGTTGGTGTTGTAAACCTTGTTGTGTGCTTCTGCATAGGCTGCCAACTGCAAAAAATAGTCCTGTATCCATTCACGCAGTTTCATTTTGTTGGCCTGTTTGAAATCACAAATAGCAGGCGCACCATTGTAGCTGCAGATTATGTCTGTGGTGCCTGCATATATTTCCGGATAATAGAGACTGATTTCACTGCCCCAAATTTCATCCATGTGATCCACAGCATTGTTTTTTACTATGTGTGCCATGTCATAGGCCTGTTTGGCATAGGGATTGCTGCCAGCTTCGGGCCATACACCTGTGGTCACATATTTTTCTAAATATTTGTGCATTCGAGCTCCAATACCACTGGCTTCTTTGGTGATAAGATTGGCTTGTTCTTCTCCCACTCTAGCACGCCATTCTTTCAGATGTGTCTTGTCTTTGGTGCTGTCTAATATTGTGGTCACACTGGGCAAACTTTTACCATCTGGTGATACATAAAGTCTTTTGCCAGCCACTAGAGTGCGTTCAAGATTATGATATGCGTACCTATTGATTAGCAGAGACATTATTTGTTGTTGTCTTTTTCTTTTACAAAATTCGATAATTGAGTCAGTTCATCCAACATTTCATTTGCGCTGGGATAGTCTATAGGATGTGCAAAGTATGGATCCACAGTGCTGTTGGGATCATCCTCTGCCTCTATGTGTTGCACTTCTTTCACATAATATTTTATCATTTTTTCCACAGCGTTGCTCAAAGTTTGTTTGCTGCCGGCACAACCTGAACACGCTCCTGACATCTGCAGTTTCACTGTGTGACTGTTGATATCATAATCCAACAACACAATTTCACCACCATGTTGACCCACGCCTGGAGCTAGATATTGATCTATCACTGTCCTAATGTCGGACATTATTTCTTCTTTAGTTCTCACAGTCATAGCACAAGTATATGATTTATTTGAGTTTTTGTCAATCTATCTTTTGAGATGTGTTTTGGCAGCTTTGAGTGCCATCTGATCCACAGATGTTTTTTTGGCTTTGACCACTTTGTCTTTGACATCTTGTTTGTCAGTTTTCAGTGCTATGCCATTCTTATCAAAATTGCGAATCAATGATTTCACTGCGGCGTCACTGTCATATGCTGATTTCACAGCATCAAAATCATACTGTGTGCCACCCACATTGCTCATCAATTTGTTCAATGCGAGATAATTCACGTAGGCCATTTGATCACGACTGTTGGCAGTGTCAATAAAATTTTTCAGTACTTGAATTAGTTTGCTGTTGTCAGCCTCGATGATTAAACCTTTTTTTTTCCAAAAAACGGTTTGGACAACATTTCTGCTAGTCTGGGTGAGCGTCTCAAAATGGATTCTCTTTTTTTTCTGTCTGCAGGTTCTTCACCGCCTGTAGCTGGTTCACTGGCAGTGAAGTCATCTGCTGTATCTGGTTCTACTTCTGGTGCCACATCTTTTTCTAAATCTGCGATATCATCTGTGTTATCAGCACCCATAGTTTCTGGTGCTTGTTGTTCGCCTGTCAGCACGGCTACACCGTCTGTGAAAGTTTTTCTCGAGCTTTCAAGTTGAGCGTACAAGGCTTCTAGAGCCGGTTTCATGGTGTTGATGTATTGTTCTGATTTTTCTGAACCCATTGCGTTGCGTATTTGATCGCCTAATTCTAATATGACTTCTGTCTGCATGGATGCTGTGCTTTCCATCCAACCTGTTACTTTGTTAACAATTTCTTTTGCTGCCATTATGATGCTGGCTTCGTCTTCAGCACTTTCTTTCACTTCTTTTTTCTCTTTGTCAGCGACGGCTTTCTTCATAGGCTCTTTCTTGTTGCCATCTTTGTCCATGTCTAAAAAATCTGGCTTAGATTTCTTTTCTTCTAACTCTTGAATTCTTTTTTCAATCACTTGTAAAAATAATCTATTTTTTTGATACACGTCATTGCTGTTGATTGCGTCAAATGATGAATGACCTTCCAATGCTTTTAATGCTAGGCCAATTTTGTCTTTGGCTGCCTGCAGTTGTTCTGTGGTGAATGAGTCTAGATTGATGCGTGAGCCAAACATCTGAGCCACCCTATTGTTGATGTCTTCTGACTTTACAGTTTGATTTAAATCTTTAAATTGCATACATTTATTGCTTTGTAATTTATTTAGTCAAATATATAGTGATCCAGTTCACTCCTTAAAGTAAGCACATCCTCCCAAGCAATATCATAGCGTATGCGGGCACTGGCTCTACGCTGTTCATCATCTGTGCAGTGTATGGTGTATTTAAAATGCACAGCATCATTGTATTTTTGCATGATTTCATCATCCAATCGCAGTATGCGATGTGTTTCATTCATGCAGCCTTCTGCGTGATTTTTGGCAATAGCCACTGCAGCAGTTTTGCTGAAAGTGCAGGCCACCTGAGAGCCATTCAAAATATCAAACACCAAATAACCCCTGCGACTTTCACGCACCACCATGTGTTTTATTCTGATACTGTTGCCTTTCTGAATGGGCAAACACACCTTGTGTGTTTCACTGTCAATCAATTGTAGCAATTGTTTAGCAACTTGGGTTTTGATCATTGCGCACCACCAACGTTTGATTGTTTCTTACAATTTTAGTTACAACACTTTTGCGTATCATACCTTCAATTATGAACTGTTCTCGTTCACTGAAACTCTCTATAGGAGTAGGTTGTGTCAATTGAGACAGCAGAGCGGATTCTTCGTTGCTGACGTACACTTCAAAATCTGATATTAATTCGTTGATCTTCATCTATTTCATACCTCTCTGTATGAGATTATTGATCACAGGATCTAAATCTTTTTTCTTAATGGTCACTGTGCTGTCTTTGCCTTTGTCAGGTTTGGGATCAGTGATTTGCACTTTGTCAGAACCTATGGGTTTGACCATCATATTTTTTTCTTTGTTGGGACCCACAGGAATAGGCAGGGTACTGCCGGAAGTTTTGATGAGATTGTTTTGTGCTGTGCGACCGGTTCTCATGGCCATTTGTTTGGCTTGTGGAGAACGTATGGTGCCTTTGGGCATGATATTTTTAGGCATGGGTTCACCCTGTTTGATGCCTGGCCCAATTTTTTTCAAAACTGTTTGCAGATAGTTGTCTGGTGCTATTTCTTTTATCTTCATTATTTTATAGGTTTTCGTTTGCTGGGTCTAAAGCCTCCTAATTTTTGTCTACCTGAACCCACATTCAATCTTCTCAATCTGGCTGAAAATGTGGCACGTTTGGTTCTGCTGGCTTTCACTCTAGCAGCCTTGCCCCTTCTGCCCATGGTTCTCTTGAAGGCCACACTTCTTTTAAGATCTTTGGGTCTAGCACAGGTGGCTGGGTTGGACACTATTCTACCTTTGCGTATGCCTGATGTGCATCTGTATCTGCGTGTCAATTTGCCCGCACTGCGTCCCCACACATTGACCACTGATTCTGATACAATTTCTGATATTTTCATAGGTGCCCCTGTTATGCACTTATTTATGTATGGTGTGTGTTAACCTGGAAATTTGACCAACAGCACTATGATGGTGCTGACCAGTCCTGCCATTATGGTGCCTGTGGCACCTATGATCACTTTGATCATGTTCTGATTGCCGCTGGCAATCTCGTTGTGAATGCTTTCTACTTTTTCTTCAATCTTGGTGAGTCGATTATCCAGCTGTTCGTATCTGTGTTGACACAGATCCACATGTGCTTCTAAATTTTCTCTCTCTAATCTGCTCATCTTACTATCACTTCCATGTTTGTTTGTTATATTTTATCTTGGGAAGGGCCTAATTTACTGCCATTTTGAGCCTAATACAATTATTTATTATTGTACGATCGAAAATTATATTAAGTGTTTTTATAAAATACAATGTTTGTGTTGTCCTGATCTTTGGTAATAAACACATTGTTATTTATGTTGATACTTTCCTTCAACCCACCTATCATAGGCACCAAATTAAAGTCTTCCTGCAGCTGATCCACGGTGACTGCGTCAGTGCGTTCTGCCATGAACTCCACAAACCACACATGATGAGTGCCTTGATATCTCTTACCAAATCCCAAATCTGAAATGTTCTTGTGCAACTGCACGGGCCTACCCAAGGCGTTCACATTGCTTCTCAGCATGAGACACTGTTCAAACACATTGTAGTTGCTTTGCTGATCTATGGCACATCGATCATCACTCTTGTGACGATGCTGATCAGTTTTGGTTATGTCTATGAGTGTGTACACTTGGAACATGATGGATATTTAATGCTCATTAAAAAAGGGCGTCCAGTTTCCTGAACGCCCTTGACACATTCAAAATATTACTTGAATGTTAATTGATCAGCTACTTCTACTATTGTATCTGTGCCTACACCTGAGATAGTTTCGATGAGTGCGGCCAAAGAGGCAGCATTGTGTTGTGAATCGTCCACAACCAACGAAATCTTACCAAGCGCAGCAGATGGAGTAAAGTATGCTATAGCGTTTGTGTTTTTCACAATTAACTCTACTATTTGATCTGCTTCACCTGCAGCATCTCCATCTTCAACCTGTAAGTTCACTGCGGTGTTTGCACCATTGCTAGTTGATCTTACTGTTGCTTGATAGAAGCCGAGGTTGGCATTTTGAAACACAGTTCCTGTTACAAATTTATTCAGGAAACCGTTTACTTTTGTTACTGTTGCCATTGTTTTTCTCCTTTATCGTTAATGGCCAAATCCACGCTCAGTGGATTGGTTGTGAATATTTAGCGGTTTAGCACCAAAAATTCTCTAGATAGTTAATATTTTAATAGTTTGTGACAGGTTGGTAGGGTTCTTGATCCTTCATGTACACATCAACAAAAGTGGGCACATACTGTTTGATGTCCTGTAGATCCAGGAATCTTTTCAATCCTTTGCTGGTTTGTATGTCCTTGGTGAACTGCAATTTTACTGCAGGTTTGATTTTGTCTGAAGTGGCCAGCATTCTCAGTGCGTTGGCCTGTCTAGGATTCACCATGTGTTTGGCACCATCATCTGTGATCACATGAGTGATGGGTTTGGGATTGTTTTTGCTGTCCAACACCTTGCCCAATTGATTGAACATGGTATCTTGACGAAATTCTTTGTCTAGTCCTGCGTCAGGATCATCTGCTGGATCCATTATGCGTACATTTTGTGGAATGAAATCTTTGGCTTTTACCATACTATCTATTTAGTAAAAAATTAGCCCTTGTGAAGCCTGCTCTGTTCACCAACTTGATAGCACCCTGTGCTGTCTGTATCACATAGCCCTCACCACCTGGTTGATCGCCTGTGGTGGCAGTGACATCTGCTGCTTGTGAATCCAATTGTCCTATCACATTGTTTTTGGCTGCCTGCAGAGCATTCCATATGTTCCACAGTGCTGTGAAACCTGCAGCATACTGTTTGATGTATTCCAATATCTTGGCTTGCTTGTTGCGTGACACAGCACTGTTGCTGAGCCATTTGGCAAAATCCTGCCCCACATTTTTCATGCCGGTGATCACCTTGCTGTTCACATAGGTGTACAATATGTTGGAAAAATCTGTGACTTTCATAGCACTCAGTTTGTTTTGATCCAGCAGTGTGTCCACAGCCAATGCTTGAGTGTTGATTTGAGATTTGATAGTATCCAGCACAGTGGTATCCAGTTCCACTGCCTTGCTCACAGTGACAGGTGGCAAGATTAATAGGTCATTGCCTTTGATTTCTATCTTATCAGGCATTGCCTGTGTGGCACCCTGTTCGTTGAACAATCTGTGCACCACCACTCCCACTTGACTTCTGCCTATGCGTTTGCCCAAATCACTGTCCTTGGCCACACTGTAGGTGACCACGTTGGGTTTGAACACATATCTATCTTGAATCAACTGTGGTGTTTGAAAATATAAAATATCTGCTTGATAGTAACCTTCCAAGTCTTCAGGCACAGCAGCCTGCAGCACAGGATATATGTTTTTCATCTTGGCTGCAAATTGTTTGTAGGAATCCAGTTTCTTTGGATCTTTGGCTCGAGCCATTATCATAGCTTCCAAATCTTCTGGACTGGTGCTTCTGCCATCATAGCCTTTGGCCACAAAACCTGATTTGTCAGTGAATATAAATTCTCCGTTGGGATCACGACCAAACACCACTCCCACTGCACCATCCCATTTGATAGTGATATTTTTCATATTCTTGTTGATGTTGTACAGTGCTTCTAAAGCCTGTTTGGCTCCTCTACTGCCTTCCCAGATCACAAAATCTTCCAAGTGCTGTATGCGTGCTGCTTCCAATATGATATTGACTCTGCCTCTGATCGGTTTGATTTCTATCAGCTTCATTGAGATATCCTATTCATCATGTTGCGGAACCATAGGTTGGATCCTTCCACATAGTGTTCAGGCAGCTTCTTGCCAGCTTTGCCAAATGATTCCACTGCGTCAGCCACCAGTTGATCATAGTCTGATCTACTGCGTATCAATTTGTGTATGCTCTCCACACTGCTAAGATCATCTGCTGTGTGTCCTTGTCCCAACAACAATTGTGCTATGCGATCTGGATCCTTGGTCACAGGTTGATTGCTGGTGCGATTGATCAAACCATACAAATGACTCCATTTGTAGCCTAATGCTTTGCTGATGCTGGCCAACAATATGTGACGGTCCATGCCTTTGTATTCGCTGCCAGGTTGACCACCCTGCAGACTGAATTTTTGCCATTTGGGATCACCAAACATGAAATCTGTTTGCACATGACCCAATTTGGCATCACCTTTGATGGGAGTTTTAAAATGCACACTGATGCCGCTCCTACGCACATATTCTTTGGCATCCAAGCCTTGACTGCTGGCCCACTGAGATAATTTGCTGGTCAAATCATCTTTGCTGATTTTTTCTTCATCCACTCCCAAATCTATATCACTGCTGACAGCAGCTTTGCCAGTACTGCCCAGTTGATTGTTTTTGAGATCCAAACCTGTGATAGTCTCCAACCACTTCACAGTGTCAGACACATCTGCTTGTACTATGTTTGTGGTGGCTGCTTGACCTTGCTTGTCTTTGAAAATATTACCGCCTTCATTCAGCATGATCATTGTCAGATTGATTTTGAATTTTTTTAATGCCAGTCTTAAATTTTTTACTGTCACCATTGCGTATGCTGTTGATGAATCTTCTCTCTAATTCTTCCGCAGTCTCTTTGTCATAATTTTCGTGAATCATCTGAAACAGATTGATAGCACTCTCTATGATGTTGCTGCCTTTGGCCTCCACCAGATGGTCAATGTTTTGACTCCTGTATAGATTGTTCAATTCCTGCAGTATGGATCTAGTTTGTTTTTTCATAGCAATAATCATATTTACCGTGAGAACCTGCACGGAAACACCATGTGTTTAATATTAACAGGGTATGATGTTCTTGTCAAATGTTTAAATTACACCAATTGCAAGAGTGCATATATACCAGTCACCAACAGGGCTTTTGTCTCCATGTCATCAGCTTCTGCGTCCAATTTGTCTGTGCGTACCAAATCCTGCAACAGTTCTTTGTATTCAGATTCGCTGATTTCACCATTGTCAAACGCTGTCTTGACGTCCAACGCTGTTTGAGCTCTGTGTGCTGCCCATGGACGTCCACAGTTCAGCAGTGTTTTTAATTGTTCTGTCATTTAAAATCTCCCCAGCACAGCACTGGCCGCTGCTGTGGATTGCTGAATTAGCACACGCTTTTTCAACTCACAGTAGGCGTCAGATCCTTGCTGCTGTTGACTGCGTGTGACAAAATCTGTCACAGTCTCCTGCATGGGTTTGATGAGAGCCAGCACATCCTGCTGACGCTGCCCTTTGCTTTCAGAATACAGTTGGAACCACTGCAGTTGACTTTGTAGCTGCACAACCTGTGGTAAATGTGCTGCCTTGCAGTTGAGATTGATTGTGCTTTGACGCACATCCACAATCACCCTGCTCTGATTGTCGTCCCAAAAACTGGGTATCAAGCTCACACAG